CAGTTTCCCAGTCACGATCGATGCGGATAGGGTACTTAGACTTTACAGTTACAAAGTCTCCCTGACCTTCTTTGTTGCGTACACTCAGTCCCATCATTTCCAGAGCTTCTACTGCTGCACTGGATAACTGGCACAGGTCTACTTGGAACTTACCTGACATGCGGTTTACTTCTTGCAGACTAGCCCACATGATCTCTGCGTTTACTGTTACTGGTTTTGATTCACTCATCTTTATTACCTCTAGGTTGTTTTAGATCACAACTGATCTGTCTATATTATACCATACTTTTTGTATCTGTGTCAACTCACTCGTATCTCTACAGTGATGGTTTTAGTGCTATCTACCTGAATGCTCTGAGACTCTGGTAAGGTTTCTCCAAATCTCTCAAGTTCTTCGTGGTATAAAGACTCAACAGGAACATCGAAGTATTTAGCTAGTTTGTACATGCTGTGAAAGCTAGGGGCTTCCTGAACACGATTCACTATGCGGGAAAGTGTTGGTCGAGTAACGCCAGTTTTCCTAGATAGTTGCTCTTGATTAATACCTTCTTCGTCCATTAGAGTTTGTAGAACTTTATTCATGTTTATCACCTATTTAAATTAATGGGTTTCTGCCCAGTTGTTCCCTACGTTGTATTCCGCATCAAGAGGGCAGCGCAGGTCTAGTTCCTTTCCTGCGTTCTTGATGGCGCGTACTGCTGCTTTGCCTACTACATCAGCAAAATTCTCTGGTACTTCTATCTGAAACTCATCGTGTACGTTAGCGACAAGTTTGTGTGGTATGTCATACTTCTTTAAAGACTCTGACAGCAACACCAGAGCCTGTTTCATTACTATAGCACCTGCACCTTGTAGTAGCGTGTTGAGTGCCGCATGTTCTGACCTGACCCGCAAGCGTCTGCCGTCTAGTCCGGGCAGCGTACCGCCTCTAGCAAACTTAGATACGCGCTCTCGCAGCCTAGCCAGTGCTGGAGTGTTGCGTAGGAAGGAATCTGTAAGCTGCTGTCCTTCTTTGTAGCCGCCACCTACTATCTGTCCTATCTTAGCTGGCCCTGCACCGTACAGGAAGGCATAGATGAAGGTCTTGGCTTGGTTGCGGTCAGTGAGTCCTGCTGCCTTCATGTTGGCTGTGTGGATGTCACCGCTAAGTATCTCGTTGGTATAGTTCTCATCACGCATGTAGTGTGCAAGCATACGCAGCTCTAAGCCGCTGGCATCGCAGCCTACTAGCTTGTGGTTCTCAGGCACCGTCCAGAAAGACCTGCACTCTTTACCATACGGTGCAGACACAGAGGGCACTTGAGCCATGTTAGGGCTGTGGTGCGTCATACGTCCTGTTACAGCGCCGTTGGTAATAACCCTACCGTGTACCCTGCCGTTCTTCTCAGAAGACAGCCAAGAGTCTATCTGTGCTGCTCTCTTCTGTAGTAGCAGGTACTCGTATATAGCCTTTGCTTCGGGGATGTCAATGCCTTCCAGCACCTTCTCATTAACAATGATAGCGCCCTTCTCAGTCTTCTGCTTGAACTTAACACCTACACCTTCTAGTCTCTCTGCAATCTGCTTGCGTGAGCCAACATTAAACTCAGTCACCTTGTCCTTCAGTCTCTTCCCGGTCTTCTCTGACCACCTCTCCTCCACTATGGGTGGAAACACTTTCTGTAGCTCCGCTGTTATCGTCCTCATCTTGTGAGTTATGTCTTGCCATAGCGTAGTAGCTGCTTCTACGTCTAGCATGAATCCGTTGCGCTCCTGCTCCGCCGTAATGATGTACACCTTCTCTTCTAAATCTACGCACTGCTGTTTAAACTCCTCTCGCTTCAGTGTGTCTGTTAAATGCTTATACAGCCTTGTAGTCAGTGCTACGTCCTGCCTGCAATACTCCACCATCTCATCAGACAGCCCAGCGTCATAGTCGTGGAAGTCTATCTTGTGGTCGCCAAAGCGTTTGCCCCAAGAGTCTAGGCTATGTCCACCCTCCAGAGACGGGTGCCAGAGCCTACTCAGCACTAGCGTATCCTTCAGCTTCTCTGTAGGTATCTTCAGAGACCACTGCTTCTCCAGCACCGGAGCATCAAAGCCTATGATGTTGTGACCAATAACGCATTCTGAGTCACGCAGCAGAGGCTCCAGAGTCTCAACAGAGTAGTGCTCTAGCATCTCACCAGTCTCTACGTCCTGAGTTACTACTATCCAGATAGTGTCGTGGCTGGTGTTGGTTTCTATATCCAGCGTAATCAACATAATACTGCCTCGCTGCGTTAGCTTTGTTACTGTGTTTGTCAAAAGGGTTAAGTCTGCTCAGTTCAGCCTTACTCTCCTGAATCGTCATTACCCATGTTCCAATCTTGCTCATATTCTTGGCTCTCCAGTGTTGTGTCAGATTCACTTCTCAGGTCATCTCTGTCAATGGTAGCAATGTCTTCCTCAGTGTAAAAGAAGCAATCATTGCACATATCTAAATACTCGCCAGTCTCAGCGGATTTCCTTGTAGACTCAAAGTCTGATAAATTCTTGTTACACGCCACACATCTCATTACAGTCCCTCCTCCTTAACTTCATGCATTCTACCAGTTTTCTGGTCAAATAGCAAGCCTCCTGCTGGCCCTGTAGTACCACAGAAGCGGTTTTTAAGCACTCTGACGTTGGTGGTGTTCCTCTCTATTGGGTCTTCAGCCTGACCATTCCTCTCTAGTCCTATCACCATATCAGAGAGCTGTGCAATGGAAGCAGAGCCTCTGAGCTGTGACAGACTACTAGCAGCGCCTTCCTCGTGGCCTTTGCCGTCAGGTCTCTTGAGATGGCTTACCATAAACAGGGTGATACCAGTCTCTTGAACTAACATGCGCAGCTTGGTACATATCTCGTCCAGAGCCTTCCTCTCGTCACCGTTGCTCTGTGCAGATACAACAATACTAACGTGGTCTAGGAACAGGAACTTAGTATCCAGCGCCTTAGCCATATAGCGGCAGCGGGCTATGATGTTGTCAATGCTGGTAGAGCCGAAGTGGTCGAACATAAACAGCCTCTGAGTGCCCATAGTGGACTCAAAAGCCTCCCAGCGCTCCTCCTCAGTGCTCTCTACGTCCGGCAGGTGTAGTGGCTTGTTAGCCGCCAGTGACATCAATGACAGTGCAGTCTTACGCGCATTCTCCTCTAAGAATAGAAGCCCTATATTATCCTCTGATTCCTTAAGGATATGCCATACTATCTCTCTGACAAACTGAGACTTCCCTAGCCCTGAGCCTGCTGTGATGGTGACTAGTTCTGCTTCTCTGATGCCGTAGGTTAGCTTGTTGAGACTCTCCCACGGGTACATTACAGCAGACTTCTCCACCGGCTTGTTGACCTCCTCCCAGAGACTAGCACCGTTGATGATACCGTCAGGAACAAACTTCTCAGCGGCCCAGAAAGTCTCTTTATATGCCTTAGTGTCGTTAGCGGCCAGAAAGTCGCAGGCATCCTTGTAATCTGCTGGGTTCCTCATAACTGCTGACTTGCCGCCAAATAGCTCTGCTATCTCTCTGGCAGCCTTCTGACCGGGTTCGTCGTTGTCCATAGATATAACAATAGCGTCAAAGCTGTCTAGGTACTCATAGGCGGCTTTACAGTCCTTCAACGCACCGCTGGCCCCGTTCCTGACAGAGACTACCGGGTACTTACTGCCCTGCATCTGGTAGCTGGCAGCCGCGTCAAACTCTCCCTCAGTGATTGTTATAGTCTTCTGGCAACCAGCAGGGAACAGGTGCTGACCGAATAGTCCAGCAGTCTTCCAGTCTCCAACAATGCTGTGCTTCTTGTCAGGTAGGCGTATCTTAGCCGCTGACGGCACTAAAGCATCGTCAGGGTTGTGATAGCTAAAATAGGTCTTGTCTGGTGTCTCTAGGATGCCGTATAACTTAGCCGTAGCAGTGGTAATGCCTCTGGATAATATGCTCTGGTACTTACCCGTTGTCAGTAAGTTTTCTACAGCGCTAAAACTGGGTTTAGGTGTTGGGTCGTGGTTCTCAGGTATCTCTACAGGCTGATACCCTCCCTCAGTCTTTGTATACTTCCCGCAGCTATGGCAATAGGTGCTATTCTTATTCACCTGTAGCGCATCGCTACTGCCGCAGTCTGGACAGGGTTGATGGGTTGCTATGCTCATTCATAAACCTCCTCATAAACTCTACCGAAGCTGATTAGGCAAAGCGGCAGATTCAATATAACGCCCTGAAATGGCATAGTCTCTGTCCTCTCTGTTTTGGCGTTGTATACCCACACTGGTCTGCTGTCTGGAAACTCCAGATCAATACCTACGCCCAGTCTATACTCTATTGATAAATTACGTCCTAAGATAACCATGCTGTTTTATGCTCCATGTTTCTTGCTACTATTCTGATCCTGCGCTTACATATTGGGCAGGGCTTAGTCCAGTCTGTTTGCTCTGGGTGGCGACAATAGTGGCTCCGCTCTTCTGGAATATTGTAGCTCCCCTTAACTTTAACAGGTTTTCTCTCTAATACCAAGCGGTCTCTACTGGTTAATATCATTCTGCTCCCTCCCTTCTGAATACAACATCATACTCTGCGCTCTCTGTCATAAATCTAATAATCTGCTCCGGTGCTAGCTTGTAGAACTTTGCAGCCTCTCTCAGGCTAAACACTCCACTAGCAATATCACTGGCAGCTCTCATAACCGCCTGAATCTCTGGCGTTAATTTACCCTGCATATAATCTTCAAACATTTACTTGCTCCTCTATTAAAATTATGCTACCCTCAAAACACTATATAGCACTTCAGCGAACTTTGACAGTAGCAGGTAGTAGTTTGTTAGCGTTTCAACTGGTACTTCAACTCCTCCAACATATCCTCTAAAGCTTCGATATCTTCAGAGTACGGAGTCCACGAAATAGCTCTCTTAAGTTCTAAAGAGTCTGCTACTGTAGCTAAGTCTCTCAGGACGCTAAAGAATCTCTCTCTCAGCTCCCAGTCCTCCAGCTCCTCTAAGTGTTCGTCACCGTGTAACAGGTCGTTAGGCCCTTTAAATACATACATGCTAATTCTCCAAATCGTTAATAATAGTCTCTCTTATTCTATCCTGCTCCTCTCTCCCTACTCTATAGGGTAAGCTCTCAATCCATACAACATAGCGCTCTATCGCCTCAGAGCGTAGTTGGTCGTTCTCTATGTCTGCAAAGTTCATTACATCCTCTCTGTTTATTAATGTTCAGGGTATTAGAGTCTCTCCCCCTGATCGTGACTGGGAAAC